GCAACATTAACAGCAGGAACTTCTATAACAAGACACGCTAATGCTTCTATTAGTGGTGCAGGAACAGTAGTAGCGTTAGGAACAATACTAGGTGAAGAATGGACAGATGTTCCAGTAGGAACTAATACATGGTTAAGACGAGGATAACAAATGGCAAAAACTAAAGTATCACAATGGGACAGTGTTGCAGCTAACAATACTGACATAAACTCAATAAACATAAATGAGGGCTGCCCACCCAGTACCATTAATAATGCAATTCGTGAAACAATGGCACAAATTAAAGATTGGCAAGATGGTTCTAGTGGTGATGGTTGGACTAGCTCTGGCACAATTACATCTTCAGGCACATTAGCTGTTACAGGCAATCTTACATTTGATGGTGCATCTGGAACTTCTGGTCAATATTTAAAATCATTAGGTTCTGGTAATACTCCTGAATGGTCAGATTTAGGTCTTGGCACTATGTCTACACAAAATTCTAATGCAGTTAATATAACAGGTGGCACAATAACTGGTTTATCTTCATTGACAACATCAGGTGGAACTATATCTGCAACTGCTATAACAGGAACTACTGTAACTGGCAGCACAACATTAGGTATTGGTTCTGATTGGACTGTTGTTCAATCTGGAAGCACTCTTATATTTAAGTATGGTGGCACAAGTAAAATGAAAGTAGATTCAAGTGGTAATTTAACTGTTGTTGGAAATGTAACTGCTTTTGGTACTATTTAATGAAAACATCAGTAGAGTATAGAAAAGATTTTCAAGATAATTTTGATAATTTGCCTTACTTAAAAAATTTAATAAAAGATGTTGTTGTTTTTTATCATAACCAAACTAACTCAATAACTTACACCTTATTAGATAGTATAGATAATAGAATTTTGGAGATTGAAAATGGCAGGTAGATTACCCTCAAGTGGAGCAATTTCTCTTACTGACATAAATTCAAATGTAGGAATGTCAACAACAAGAACAACTACTATGAATGAAAATCATGTTAGAGCATTTTGTGGCAATAGAACTGATAGTAGCCAAACTTCATTAGGAGATGCTAGGGGTAGAGGAGTTACTTTTACAGGCACTTTATCTCGTTCAGGTTATTCTTCAAGCGTTACTGTTCCAACTGTAGCTTTAAGTACATACTTTGATACAGCACAACTTACTACAGGATTCCCTCTTTACACTACAATGAATGTTGATGTGCCACCTACATGGTGGGCATCTATTAACAACCCTAGAAACATGACCTCTACATTGGGAACTGCTAGTTCAAGGACAGGTGGTGGTACAGGTGGCTCTAAAAACTTTTACTCTGTTCAAAATTATGTTCCTAGCAGTCAATCTATTACAGGTAGTGGTTACTATAGTGGAAGTGGCACAAGTAATCCTAATGGGCAAGTAACATTACAATACATTAGTTTAATTGCAACAGGTACAGGAAGTGGCTCTTAAATAGGGATTAATAAATGACAACAAAAAGATTACAATTTACAGACTGGTTACCAGACCAACCTGCAAACGCAGGTAGTTTAAATGATGCAAAAAATGTATATCCTTTGGGTATTGGTTATGGTGCTTTTCCTAGTGCAGAAGATTTTTCTAACGCTGCCAGTGAAAATATTAACAATATATTTGTAGCTAAATTTGGAGCTAATGTAGAAGTATTTGCAGGTGGTGCTACAAAGTTATTTAAACTAAATATTGCAACACTTGCATTAGCAGATGTATCTAAATCAGGTGGGTATGGTGGAAATGGCACTTGGAGATTTGAGCAATTTGGCAATGTAGTTTTAGCTTGTAACGACAATTCTAAAATACAAGCATGGACAATAGGTGTTTCTTCTGCATTTGCAGATGTAGCAGCAGCAGCTCCTGTAGCTAAAGACATTGCTGTAGTTCGTGATTTTGTTTTTTCAGGAAATATTGCAGCAGGTTCTAACCCTGATAAAGTGCAATGGTCAGATATTAATGATGAAACAGATTGGACTTCTGGAGCTACAAGCCAAAGTGATTATCAAATAATTCCTGATGGTGGTAATGTTCAAGCAATAACAGGTGGTGAGTTTGGTGTTGTATTATTAGAAAAATCTATAGTTAGAGCTTCTTATGTTGGCTCACCATTATTCTTTCAATTTGATACTATTTCTAGTGGACTAGGTTGTTTAGAGGGTAACTCTGTTGCTAGGTACGGAAACATAACTTTCTTTTTGTCAGATGATGGTTGGTATTCTACAGATGGGCAAACAGTAACAAACATAGGATTAGAAAAAGTAGATAGATTTTTCTTTGATAATGCTGACTTAACAAAAATAGATACAATTAGTGCAGCAGTTGACCCAGTTAAAAATCTTGTAGTATGGAATTATGCAGATGTAGATGGAAACAGAAAAATACTTATTTATAATTGGCAGTTAGGAAAATGGTCAAGAGCTGAAACCACATCAGATGTTGTAGGCACTATTGCTACTTTAGGAGAGACATTAGAAACTTTAGTAAGTAGTTTAGGTTATACAGATATAGATGAGATGAAAGCATCATTAGATTCACGATTGTTTATAGGTGGTAAATTTTTATTTGCAGGTGCTAAAGGCACTAAAATAGTAACCTTTACAGGAACATCTATAACACCTCAACTTATTACAACAGATGTTGAGATTGGCTATAACTCTGTAGCTACATTAGCAAGACCACAGATAGATAATGGCACAGCACAAGTAGCTGTAGCTAGTCGCAGAGAGTTAGATGATACTATTGGATTTAGTGCGTTTGTTCCTGCTACATCAGAGGGTAGATGTAATTTAAGAAGTGCAGGTAGGTATCATAGATTCAATGTGCAACCTACAGGTAACTGGACAACTGCTATGGCAGTAGATGTAGATGTAAAACCACAAGGCAATAGATAATGCCTAGAATGTATCGTACACTTCCCTATCAAGGTGGTGACCCTAGAGCTGTAGCAGAAGTAGTTAATAATGCTATGAATGGCAAGACTAATAATAGTGGTACTTTTACTTTAGCAACATCATCTACAGAAACTACAGTTAGTAATGAAAGAGCAGGTTTTGATTCAGTCATTGTATTATCACCAAGAACTTCAAATGCAGCAGCAGAATCAGACCATACATATATTAAGACAAAAGCTAAAAGTAGTTTTGTTATAGGGCATAGAAATACATCTCATACTGATGTAACATATGATTATATCATTGTTGGATAAATTTTATGAAACTCTATGTAGTGCCTACGAATCAAGTGCAAAGATTTTGGTATCTTGCAGAACCTTTATTACAAAAAGCATTAGACAAAGGTAACAACGAATTTACTAGTGGTCAGTTAAAACTGCTAGTAACGCAAGGGCAACAACAACTTCTTTTGGTTATGAAAGAAGATAAATGTTATGTAGCACTCACTGTTCAATGGATTAACTATCCTAACGACAGAGTGGCTTATATAACTTATATAGGTGGTAAAAATACAAAAGCAGGGTTTGAGCAGTTTAAACAGTGGGTCAAACATAATGGTGGAACTGCAATACAGGGGTCTACTAAATTTGAGAGTATAGCTAGGTTATGGAACAGGCTATATGGTTACAAAAAAAAATATCAATTAATGGAGTTGAAACTAGAATGATTAAGTTAAAAATATGGTTATATAACTGGTTAGCTAAAGATTTAGGTAAGTTAGGTAGAGAGGGTGATACCGAACTTGCTCATGTTAATACATGGGAAGCTAATTTATTAAAAGCACATGGTGGTTCAGGCACAATTAATCCTGTGACTGGATTGCGTGAATATAAAGGTGGTGGTGGTGGTCAAACACAAACAACCACACAAAATATTGACCCTGAAATTTTGCCATACATAACCTATGGTTTAGATGAAGCAAAGGCTTTATATGGAGCTGACTCTCCAGAATATTACCCAGATGCAACTTATGTTCCAGCATCAGGAGCAACAACAGAAGCATTAGGTTTAGCAGGTGATAGAGCAAGAACTGGTAATCCATTAGTACCAGCAGCTCAAGCACAGCAATTAAGCACAATTAGTGGCGACAGACTATCAGCAGGTAATCCATATTTCTCTGCAATGATGGCAAGTGCAGCTAAACCTGCTGTTACAGAATTTAACAAAGCTATTAGAGACATTGGTAGTAGAACAGCAGCTTCTGGTAGATATGGTTCAGGTGCTATGGGTGAAATGGAATCACAAGCATCAGAAAATTTAGCAAACTCTTTAACTAACAGAGCAGCAGAATTAGCTTACAGCAACTTTGGTGCAGAAAGAGCAAGACAAGATGCAGCTATTGCATCAGCACCACAAATGGCTATGGCAGATTATTCAGATATACAACAACTTATGAATGTAGGTTCTACTCAAGAAGATTATGATAGACAAGCACTACAATCTGATATTGGTAGATTTGAGTTTGAGCAAAACAAACCATACAGTAAATTACAGTCTTATTTATCAGCTGCATATGGTGCACCAGCACCTATTAATCAAACTACAACTTCATCAGGTGGGGGTGGTAAATAATGGCAATGATACCATACATGGCAGGTGGCTATGCTATTGATAGATTAATGGGTGGTAATGGCATGACTGGCTTGGCTGTTGGCACTGGTGTAGGTGGATTTGGAACAGGAACTTTTGCAGGAGCATTAGGCTCTGGAGCAGCAGGAACAACTACAGCAGGTATGACAACAGCAGCAGCAACAGAAGCAGCAGCTAGTACAACACCATTATTATTTTCAGCACCAGCATCAGCAGGTGGTAGTGGTTTAGGAGCAGTTAGCACAGGATTAGGTGGCACAGGAACTTTAGGTTCTGTAAACCCTTTAACTACAGGTGGCTTTAGTGAAAGCATATCTCCATTTACACCATTAGGTGGTTCAGGTGTAGGTGGTAATGTAGGATTTTTTGGGCAACCTATATCTAATCAGGTTATGGACTCTGCTCTTACAGGTGAAAAAGGATTGCTTGGATATGGTTTAGAAAATACTTTTGTGCAAGATGGATTTGATTTTGTTAATGAGGGTTATGAAGATATGTCGCTTATGGATAAGATAAATACAGGTATGCTAGGCAGCAAAGCAATAGATACAGTAAACGCTCCACCACCACAGTTACAAGTAACACCACCTCAATCTATTCCTGCTAAAGAACCTACAATCGGTTCTCCTTTAGCAATAAATGTACAAGCACCTAATACAACTTTTTATAAAGACCCAAGAAAATTATACGAGGAAACAATGTATGGCTAATCCCCTAGACTATTTAAAAGACTTAATACCAGAAGATACTAATATATTTGGTGCTAGTCCTGATTCAAATTTAAAACAATTAGCATCATTGGGATTGCTTGGAGATGAAGCAGGGTATAAAAAAGCATTAAAAGATGCTAATAGACAATCTATATTTCAAGGTTTATTAAATACAGGTTTAAGTTATATTGCTCAACCTAAAACTGGAAATTATGGAACAGTTTTACCTTATGTTGCTAAAGCAGGTATAGCAGGTGTTTCAGCAGCTCAAAAGCCTTTTGATAAGTTAGCATCTAATGCAATGACTAATGCACAACTAAAAGCATTGTTAGCAAAACAAAATGAAAGTATATTTGCAAAAGAATCTCAAAGTAAATACACTCCTGAATCTGTACAAAAATCAATTAACATTAAAAAAGCAGGTGGTAGTGATGCAGATGCTAGAGCTGTATTAAAGCCTTTACCAGAAAAAAATAATAACGATAATATATTAAAAACTACTAATTTTGTACAAAATAATAAGACAAATGCAAAGTACCCAGTATTTTTTGATAAAAGCAAACCAATAAAAAACCGAGTAATAATAGAGGGTAAAGAAGTTCCTGTAAGCCAAGATATGTTTGGTGAAGATGGTATGTCATGGGTAAATATGACTACAAATAATAAAACTATTGCAAACTTTAACCAGTTTAGCACTTTAGACAATGAAATAGGATTGGAAGAAAACTCATTAAGACAACTTAACCAATATGTTAAAGATGTTGGAAGTTTAGATAGTGGTTTACCTAAACTTGCAAACCAATTTTCAGAATCAGTGAAAGCATTTTT